TAATTGTTACGTCATCTGGCAAACCAATTGTAATTGCTGCTGTTTCTCCACCTGAACCAGATACTGTTACCTCATTTGCTGTTCCAGCAACTGTTGCAATATATGCTCCAGTTGTGTCATCTCCGAGGGCTACGGAGTTTGGCTGGATAGTTGTTGTGATTGTTACATCACCTAGGTTTGTCATTGTTGCAGAACCGTTTATATCTCCTGAAAGAGTAATAATTGGATCTGCTACATTAAAGTCTAATTTTCCATTTACATCATCGTACGTTACTGAAATTCCTGACTCTGTATTAGAATCAATCATTCCTCCAACAATGTCTTGTACACGCTCAGCGTTTAAAGTTATATTTCCTGCTGTAGCTGTAAAATCTATTGCATCAAAACTTGCAACACCCTTGTTTGATGAAGTTGCATCTTCTGCAGATACTGTAACTGTATTGTCTGTTACAACAACATCAATTCCTTCTCCGCCTGATACTTGTAATCCTTCTGTTAATAGAGAAATACCAGTTGTTCCAGTGTCTCCGTTAACTGTAAGTACTGTTGCTACATCTACTTCGCTTGCGGCAGTCAAACGACCTTGAGCATCTACTGTAAATGTAGGAATTTTAACTGTTGAGCCATATGAGCCAGCTGTTACGGCTGTGTCATTTAATTTTAATGTTGTTGTTCCAGCGGCATCGTTATAAGTTGATGTTAATGCTGTACCTGCAACTACGGATGAGCCAATAACATCTTGGATAACTTCCGTTGATCCAGACATAGGCATCCATGGGCCATCTGGTGATGACAATCCATTGTAGTAGTACATCGTTTGATTTGATGTATCGTAGTAAATCTGTCCAGTTACTGGGCTAGATGGTGCAGCTCCAAGGTTTTGGATTCTGGCATTGAGAAGCTCATTCTTATTGAGATCAACGCTAACTAAAAATTTTCTTGCCATTTGCTAACTCCCTTAAGACAGGTACGCTGTCCCTGAGAATGGTTGAGCCATTGTCAGTGTTATTTTGTTACTACTATTATAATCTATTCCTGTTTCTAAAACGTCGCCTGCGCTTGATTTTATCGTAACATTGGGTTTCATTCCTAGGTTATGATTAATCTCTACAGAATACACTCCAGATACTGGCCCAGTTACTTGTGTAAGTTCCCAGGAATACTCTAAAGTCATGTTTAGAAGGTAATTAGTTGCTCCAGCCCAAGTTAGGTCTGTTGGCTTTGGCCCATAAAACCTTGTTGTACTTTTATCGTAGTAAAAATCTCCTTCAAGGCCAAAATTTTCTGCGGGACTACCTATTCCATTAAGTATGCTTTTTCCTCTTGGGCCTTGTGGGCCTGGGGAAGAAACTATAACTTCATTATTTGGAACCGTTACTATAATTGTTTCTACCATTATATTGTCACCGATCTACTAAGTGTTATAAATCCTTCTATCAATTTAATCTTGTTTGCATTGGAGTCGGTTAACATAATGTCATAAGATGATTTTGGATAGAACAATTTATTAGTTTGTGTGGGAGTCATTTTAATAGTTAGTTTGCCAAGTAGGGGGGTTATTGTAATTCCGCCTGCGGGTGATGTTAAACTAAAAGCTAATTTAGTTCCGCCTTTTGTATCTCTTACCTGCATCTTAGCTGTTGAGCCTGTTAGGTCAACAGGTAGTCCACTATTGTCTTTATACTCAACAATAAATGAAAATGTGGCATTTTGATCCACTTCGAAATTCTTTTGCCCTGCCATTTTATAGTACTCCTAAATAGGAAAACTCCTATGCTTATTTTAGCACAGGAGCTATCCTAACAGTAATAATTAAATTACTTGCTTGTAAATCCAAATTCTTTGTTGCTTGGGCTTAATGCCTTTAGGATTACTGGAGCAACTGCTGCTACGCCAGCCGCAATTAAATCTTTTGGATTAGTATTTCCAGTCATATATAGAGCCGTGGCTGCTGCCAAAAATGCTCTTCCGTAAGTTCCTAGTGCTGCTAAGATTTGTTCTTGCATAGTTACTTTCCCATCTTTATTTAAATCAGCTTTATCAAATTTTTTGATAGCCATTTTATCATCTCCATTTTGGGCGGGCTGCCCAGAATTTTGGTTTTACCCAATACTATAATTCTACCACTAAGCGGAAATATCCACAAGCTCGCAGTTTCCATCTGAGCTGCAGGCAAGCGTAGCATTGGTAGAAGTGCCATCTTCTGTCTCGTAAAAAGATAAATCTTCCCATCGAATTTCTTTGGGCATTTTAGCAACAAGAGCATTGTATTCTTCCTCTGTTACTTCTTGGTATGGAGCTTGCTTGTATGAGTGATCTGAGTGCGGCAGGAATGAAATTCCAGAGACCTCATCAAAATGCTTATATACCCAAGCACCAACTTCCATCCATTCATCTTCTTTTACAGAAACTGTAATTGAAGGTTTGTGTTCGCACCAGGCACGTTGGTAAACTAACCAAATATTTAGGTGCTCAATAGCCGTTAAATCATTTCTAACAATTGCACCTTCTGGTGCTTTTACTGGAAATGAAAATACGTATGTGTCATTTGGTTTCATAACATCATCTTCTACTGGAATTCCAACTTCCTTTAAAAATGTAGAAATAGGATCTCCTTTTGCCCCACGAACTGTACGAATGTAATATGGAGAATGCCAAGCATGCATTCCTGAAGATACCCCGACCAATTGAGATACTGTTCCTGATGGCTTTACACATGTAATAGCAGCAGACTCAGGAATCCCAATCTTCCCAGCCTCATCTTTATTCTTTGCTCTTGCTAATTCTCTAAGAGTCATTAAAAAAGCTTCTAGCGAAACAAGGTCTTCTTTACCTGACATAAACTTGTGTCCGAATTGTCCAGTTAGAGAAACACCTAGTAGGCGCTCTTCTTCTGTATTGTCTTTCCAGATCTTGCGAAGATATTTAAAGTCTGTAAGCGTTGACTGCCACGTTCCAAGAATTGTTGCAAGTTCAACTTTGCGTTCAATTTCTTTCTTTGTATCACTTTCACGTAGTACGACTTCTGAAAGGTTACAAAACTGATAAGGACGTAGGATAATCTCTGAGCACGGGTTAGTTCCATAGTGTATATCTGGATCTCTTCTTCCATACTTGGCTGCTTGGGCTTGAGCTGCGGCCACATTGTATATACCTCGTTCTCCTGACTTTGAATCATATAGAGATTTCCATTCTGCAATAAATTGCTCCATGTCTGGCTTGCGTGAGTACGCAACAGAGTTATTAGACAAAGCACGTTGTGTATTGGCTTCCCACCAGTTACCTGATTTAGCCTGTGCCATCTCAATATCGTTAATGTTAGAAAGAGAAATCATTGCTGAGCGACGAACCCCGCCTACAACAACTACCTCACCAATCTTGCACATAATATCGTGGCATTCAATTGGCTTAAGATTTCTGCCTGTAGCACTCTTAAATTTTGCAATTGTAAAATCAAATAAATTAACAAGTGGTTGTGGGCCTGATGATCTTCCGCCCATTGTTTTAAGTCTTGCACCTGCTGGTCTTACTTTAGAAACATCAATTGCTGGAATCTGTCCAGACCATAGTAGTGCTAGCAACTCACGGTATGCTTTAGCCCAACCTTGCTTGGAGTCTTCTACTGTAATTACTGTAGTCGACTTTTCTAATGATTCTGGGACGGCAGGAAGTTTATTAATATACTTATACTCAACAGAAAACCCTACTCCTGTACCGCACATAAGGATATACATTGTTTCGTCAAATGAACGTGGTGAATCAACGGGAAGAAAAGCACAGTTATATCCTGCAACATTATCTCTTTCTAGTGCTACTCCTGAAGTCATCACGGAGCGCATAGACGGCATAACATTTCGTTCAAATACACCATTTTTTAATTCCGCAACAAGCTTTTCATTTGGAATGTAATTATAATTTTCTTTTAAATGATTTAGCATAAAACTAAAATATCTATCTACTGTCTCACCCCATGTCTCACGGCGATTATCTTCTGATATCCATCTTGCATATCTGGATAACGCAATGAAATTTTCGTATGGGTTTGCAATAGTCTTAGACATTTTATAATACCTTTTTCTCCGCCTAGCGGTTAATTTAAATTTAGTGTGAAGATCCTATTCTACCAAAGATCAATTAAAAGGGGAAGCCCTAAGAAAATTTTTCTACTAAATGTTCAAAGGCTTTCTTGGTCAACTGATCCCAATTATAATCTTTGTGTATCTTAGTTGACTGAGCAAAATAATAACCAGAGTATGCATTGTAATCCATAGTTATTTCACGCATCAACTCTTCTAAATGTTTTGCATCAGGTTTAAACATCTTACCAATGTATTCATCGCCAACTGATTTAGGTAAAGTCTCATCTGTAAGTTTAGATTTTAATTTAAGTGGTCCCATGTAGTCCACATAGTGAGACCAATCATATGTTGATATAACTGGCATGCCAGTTGCTAAACCTTGGAGCGGAATAAAACCAAAACCTTCTCCCCAGGTAGGATATAACAAAACATGATGACTGTGATACAACGCAACAAGATCTGCTTCTTCTAACTCATCTGTAATTAAAGTTATGTTACCGTATGCCTTTTCTGGACTCACAAAATTATTATATTGATCGTAGACTCTAACAGTATTAAACTTATGAGCTTTAATTGTTAAATGGTAATTTGGGTTTCCGCCAAACAGTTTAATAAAAGTATCTACTGCTATTTGTCCGTCTTTTCTTGGAGATGGTTCTCCTATGTGTAAAAATTTAAGTGGTTGTCCTTCTCTAATAACTCTACGCTTTGGTTTCCAAATATCTTCTATACCGTGTGGATAAATATATATTGGTTTTGTAACTCCGTTATCTTTAAATACTTGTGCACACCAATTAGATGGTGCCCAAACTTCATCACACGCATTAAATCTTTCAACCCAGTCTGGTCTCATAGCTGTTGACTCCCACGGGGTGTATCCAATTTGATATTGATTTCTATGCAACTTATAATGATGTGGCTGAGTAAAGTTTAATTGAATAGTAGATTTGGGATTAGCAAAAGATACAGAATGACCTAAATTGTTTAATGATTTAACAATGTTTTTTCCTGCATAGCCAAAGCCAACAGCAGGATTTAGTCCCGCTTGAATAGTATAATAAGATATATTCATGTTTTCTTTCTAGTTGACTGGCTTGACAGGTTTATCCTATCAATGTTATGATTGTAGTTCGTTATCTCTAGAGGAGGAAATGCCAATGGAGAAAATAAAACAACAGGTTAGTGATTTGGCTCATAATCTGGTTACAATAGTAATGATAACATTATTTATGTTTCCAGTCCAGCCTACACAAGCCTTAGTAGTAAAACCTTTAGTGAAAACTGAAGCCCAACTAAAGCAAGAAGTCTTAGATAAGTTCAGTAAAGAAATTTACAAGCCATCTGAGATGCTTACAGACGAAGAGCTAGTATTACTACTCAAGACTGTAGGATTCGAAGGAGTAGGCCTTAAGAAAGCTTGGTCCATAGCAAAGCGTGAATCTAACGGAAGACCGCTTGCATATAACGGGGATAAGAAAACTGGAGATAGTTCTTACGGAGTATTCCAGATAAACATGATCGGAAATCTTGGTCCTGAAAGACTTGAGAAGTTCGACCTAAAGAGTAACAAAGAGTTATTCGACCCAGTAACAAACGCAGAGATAACGTACTATATGACCAATGGCGGTCAAGATTGGTCCAGCTGGAAGGGCATGACCCCTAAAGCGCAGGAATGGCTATTGCGATTCCCAACAACTGAAAAGAAGTAGGATAAATGAAGATACAATATGTATCGAAGTATCTCTCTTTATCTAGAGAGGGCCTTGTTCCAGAGCTTTTATGCCCCATGGATCAAGGCTCTCTTTATCCCAATCAGGATACTAAAGAAAACATATTTTTATATTGTTTATCCTGTGATTACAAAAATAACATAGGATTAGAAGCTTACAGCAAAATAGAAGCAGCGGTTAAAAATGAAATCTAAAAAATTAGAACATGATATTTATCATCCAGTTTTTGAACAGATAGGCTACATGAAAGACGTAATGCCTGAATGGTTTAAAAAAATAGAAAAATTTGCTGGTGGCAAACTTAGCATTATGCCATCTACAATAACAGTAAAAAGCTGTGCTCCTTTTATGGATGCCTTTTTAACTGGATATTATATGCCCGCTCCTGTTGATCTTTTAGTTGAGCAAACGCCAAACGGACCAAAAATAAGTTGGAATTTTTTTGATGCTGACTACAAAGAAACTGATTTTGTTATTGAAAGAGACAAGGGTATGATTCCAACACTACCCATTCCACAAGGGTTTCACGATAACCATTTTTCATGGAGTACAAAACAAATTCTTAAGGTGGAGGATGGCTACAGCCTTTTAATAACACACCCTTTAAATAGAGATGATCTGCCTTTTAGAACAATGTCTGGGCTAGTTGACGCAAACTACCCAATGAATGGTGGCAAGTTGCCGTTCTTACTCAAGATGGGCTTTGAAGGAATAATTAAGGCTGGAACTCCAATTGCACAAATAATACCTGTTAAGTCAGAGCCTTGGAAACTTGAAAGAAATACAAATTTATTGCCTGAAGCAAAGCTGGCCCGTAGCGAATCCTTAAAACATATTATTGGCTGGTATAAAAATAAATACTGGAACAGAAAGGAGTATAACTAATGTCAGATTGCGAATGTGGCAATTGTATGTGCGGAAAAGGAATTCAAATAAATACCCCCGAAGATAATCAATACGAGTCTTCTGGATTTAATACTTATGAATGGAAGATGCCTGTAATCTTCCCTAATACAGATGGAGGAATAGACAAATAATGGATGAATCAAAGCTACCTGATGGAGCAATAATTAAAGACGCTGGAACTATTGAAGATAATTTGCCTATGGTTAATTATATTATGCTCCATCGTATATACGACATGATGACGCTTATTGCAAATCATTTTGATACCGAAAAAGCAACAAGAATGATTGAGTATCATCAAGAAGGATACCTGCTTGGCCCTGAACCAGCATTTACTCCAGGGGAAAAGGCATAATGTCTTACAGTCAAGAACAAATGGATTTTGCCCATAAGGTTGTTTTTCGACTTATGGAAATATTAAAAGTTTGTCCTAATGTAGACGACAAATATAAATGCCACACGCCTAATCAAAAAGCACATGCTAGATGTGTAGACTTAATGGTGCTTTTGGCTGAAATAACCAATCTGCCCGAATATCTGGTATACCTGGGAAACAATCCTGAGACCAATTTAGATCCTTATGGCTGGATTACTGAATATCCTGCTGCTGAAAAAATTGTTGAAAAAACAGTTGACTTAGAAAATAACGTGTAATACAATTAAGATGTGTAGGTGACGGCAGTAATGCTTCCCTATATAATGTGTAGCAATACACTAGAAAAGCCCAATCGGATCCGCCTCTGATTGGGATTTTTTCTTTTTACTTCTTCTTATCTCGTTCTCTCTGCATAAGCCTGTACAGGCCATTTGGAACAAACTTAGAAGCAATGTTAATATCACCTTTTTGAAAACGCTTTTTGTCCATTTCGTTTAATTCTCTAATTTCAAGCCCTAGCTTTGACTTTCTTTCAAAAGGAATATAGTGTACAAAAGGATCCCCTCGATTAATTGTAATTTTTTCATTGCCTCCATGATACAAAACCTGTTGATTGATTTCATGGTGTATATCAGTATCAATAATACCAGGGAGGACTGAAAAGTTTTTATTATAATGATAAAACATTGGAAGCTGTAACACAGACCAGCCTTTAGGAGTAATAATTCTCCAAGGGCACTCGGCCTTAAATACAAACTTTGCTTTATCTCCATGTAGGCTTGCGTCTGCCCACTTTAAAAACTGATTATTTGTATGAATGCTCCAAGCAAATGATTCGTTAGAGGTCTTCCATAGGAATTCTTGTGTTTTATCGTTGAATCCTAGTTCTGTATCGCACCACATTGGAAGAACGTAGCCTTGAGAAAAGAAATCTGGAAAAGATGGACAAATTTTTACAGTAAATGATGAAGGAAAATTAATCGAACCAACCTGAGCCGATCCTGGACCATCAAGCATATGGCTTTGATCCAACATGTTTGGGGTATCTTTAAACCATTGCGGCACAAATTGTTTTGATGGTTTAGGTGTACATTCTTTTATTTCTTGTAGTCCTGGCATCATAGATATAAATTCAATATTACTCATTACAACAGTATAGCAAATGTATTTAGACCTGTATAGTGCAAAAAGTGCGAAAAAAGTGCGCCGTCGAAAGAAGAGCCATATCTCATATGTGATGATTTGTAGAATATGCTTTACAAGCCCTCTACGGGGGCTCTAAGCCCTTAACGGGTCATATTTGGTATCTCCGATACTAAGACCCCAGAAAAGGGCGGGAGAACTAAGATTTGAAACTTTTTATATATACAACAATAGAGGATAATATAACCAGAGACATTACTGGAAGAATTAAATGATATACACCAAGATAGATTGTATTTAATATTGTATTCATTTAGCTATAACAACCAATGAGTAATATGCACCAAGGATGATTAGTAATGACCATAGGAATGATTTAGAACTGTTCATTGTCTATATCTTCATCTAGGTCAAAATCAAAGATATTTTCTTGCTGTCCCGCCCAATTTAAAAATTTAGACATAGCTAGACCTGAGAAGACTGCTGTCGCAGTTAACGCAATTAAAGCATAGATCTTTTTCATAATATTATTATACCATAATCCTAGTCAACTGTAATATTAATAGCATGTTCTAAACAATAGTACTTCATAGATCCATCTAATAATAGTTTAGATGTATATGATGCCTTATCGCAATAGCTACAAAATCTCATTTATCCTGCCTTCCGCATTTTTCTCATATATGTTCTTGCTCTGTGGCAATTAGAACATACTACTTCACATTTGGCTATTTCTTCATCCAAGCGTTTCTTAGATAACGTATTGATGAGTTCCGCCACATTTGCATGCTTCTGTCCACGCACATGATCAAAATCCATCATGTAGTAAGGATAGGATATTTTACAATCCATACATGGGTTTTTTTCTTTAACTTCTTTTAAATAACGTGCCAGAGTTTCTTTTTGTTTCTTGATCGATATCTTCTCTGGAGACATAAGACAATTATATAACATCTTATATCTAACCAAGTAAAATATTTAGCCTTCGTATACTATAGATGTATCAATGAGAGTTGTATCACGAGATACTATATACCCGCCTGTTTGGTTCAAGAAATTTCTAGCTGACTCTTCATCAGTTGCTAATACTTGTACAATCATTTCCACCTTGTAAGTAAAACATGAGCTTTGGTTTGACATATTAATCCTAGTCGACTGCTTTATCATATTCTACTAAATGTTAATAAAATATTTTTTTAGACTTATAGCCTTTATATTTGTATTTATCTTTTTAATGATAACTTCCAGAATTTAAGCATACAACCCCTATACCCCTTTTATGATTTCTAAAAGAGAACCCCGAAATGATCGGAGTATAAATCCGCCATTCATCGGTTGAACCTATAGTAGGCCTAGCTATTATCTGAAAGTAATTGTATAATACAACTTCCGTCATCATCGCACTTGGAGTTTAACCCCTTGATATTATCTCCGAAAACTGTCCAAGGTTTACAGTATAGCATTTGGTATTTTCGCAAGTCAATGGATCCAGGAAAATTCTTTTCCCGCCCCCCTTTTTGAAATTTGAGAAAATGTTAATATTATTTTAATTTGTATGATACACACATTTATAAATGTCCGTTTTGTCCGATAGTGCGCCCATAGACTTATCGGGCTGAGCGTGAGTGTGATGCGACTCACAAAAGTTTTTTACCGACACGCCCGAGAAACGGGCATAAATGTCAGTCCCCCCTGCTAGA